CCGATATAGGTCGAAGTCTTTCCAGACTGTACGTCGCCGATAATCAGGCCGCGTTTCAGTACAGGTTTTCCGTAGTCAGCCTTCGGGTCCAGAATATAATTCATCAGTTTCTGATCCAGCGTATCATTACCGAGCGTGCTGACCACATTCGGGCTGAAATGCTTTTCATCAATCAGATAATTCTTGTACCGTGTCCAGAAGTTCTGCTGTATTTCCGCTTTCCTGTCGTCATACCAGTTGGTCTGTTCGTAATCTGCCAGAATACTTTCACCAGGATGTGCCTGTATCTGGTATTTATAAGCGACGTCCCGTTTGACTGCTGCAATCTCATCATCGCTGTAAGGCACACCACTGATAAACAGCGATTTCTGGATGAGATCTTCCACAACACTTTCATCCAGCGCATTATCCACACGTTTCATCTGTATCAGCTTATCAACCATGCTTGTCAGCATAGCGACCTTCTCAATATCGAGTCCCATTTCATGCCTCCTTGAGTTTCTCCTCCAGCTCCGGATATTTGCAGAACGGTTCGGACTGGAGCAAGCGTCCGATCACGGCATTGCGATCAGCTGCGCCCATATCCATGGACATCTTTATCAGAATTCTGGCCTTGCTCTCAATTTCAGCAACCCGTTCATCATCCACAGTATCATCAACGCGATTCTGCGACTTGTCAATATAAATCTGCTGATAGGGAACCGAATTCTCGATTTCGTCCAGCACCATATCCAGTCGGCTCCATGTTTCATCGTCCACTTTTTCTTTCAAAAGGTCAAAAATCCGGGAATTCCGGTTGATCCTGTATACGAACTGGTTATCCCGTTCTTTTATGCGGTCCCAGATGTAGTCAACCTTTTCATCCACTTTCTCAACCCGTCCGCGATAGGTCTGTGCCTTCACTGCAAGATCCATTGCTTCGTCAACAGCTTTCGTCAGGCGGTTGCGGATAATCGCCGGAATTGTGGCATGCTGCTTCTTGATATCAATTCCCCAGATGTCATCCAGTGAATTCGGAATATCAACCTTGATCCGGGCATACTTTGTCAGTTCATCCCGATGTCTGCCAAACCATGTTCCCCAGATTATCAACCGTTTGTTCCGATAAATATAAAATCCCTGCTTTGCCCGATAATTTTCAATCCCACCAGACAATCTCTTATCTTCTGCACTCAGGTCTTTCTGAAAGGGCAGAACAAATGGCTGAACGCTTACAATCTGTTCCTTTCCTTCAGAATCCTTGATTGGAATTTCAATTTTTCTGCGGACATTCGTTTTTCTGTGATTTTCAAGGAAAGGGTCCAATCCTGTCAGTTTATAATTGTTTACCATGATCGTCAGTGGATTCCGGCCCTCACCATTCAAATACCGGTGGAAAATCAAGGACAGATACTCTGCTGTTGCGTTCTGGTGTTTTCCGAGTTCTGCGTAAACATTTCCACTCGACTTCTCAATAAGATCAAAATTCTCCCAAAGAACAATCGTTCCGCTTTCTTTGTCGCTCAGAAAGTCAACATATCGGATTTCCGCAATCTGCTCCTTTGAGCAGTCAACCATATACCAATCTTTCTTTTCCTCAATGATGTCCAGATCCCATATATAGGCCGAAAGTTTACCGTCCTTTTTGCTCGCAACAGTCAACCGGCGGCACTGAGACAGAGAAGCTGCTTTCATTCCGAGCCCGAATCTTCCAAGATCATCCTCAGAGCGATTGGCGGATTTCAGCTGGCTGCCATATTTCATAGCATCCAGCAGTTCCTTCTTATTCATTCCGATACCATCATCGCAGACAGCAACGCAGCAGTCGGATGGGTCTATCGGAAATCGCAGCACAATGTTCCGGGCCTGTGCACTGACACTGTTGTCCACAATATCCGCAATCGCTGCCTCAAAGGAATATCCCATCGCACGCATGGAATTCATCAGGACATCCGCAGTCGGTTTGTTCGCTTTCAGTTTTGCCATGATTCCTCATCTTCTTTCTGCTAAGGACAAGTAGTGCTTCGACAACTTATGATTTATTATATCAAAGTATACTCTCTGCCGCGTTCGCAGGCAATGCGTTTTGACTCAAAACACCAATCTCATTGTCTTTCCTGTATCTTTTCACAAAAAATCCAGTTCGCATTTGTTGATTGCTCTAGCATCTGCAAGCAGTGCCTCTGTATATACAAAGGCTCAAACACGCATGGCATTGCAAATTTGCCGTGCGTATTCTGCTTGTTGGGATGCAGTCCCAATCCCTGTAAACATCACGGAACCGTGATGGCTGTGCACTCTTACAGAGTGCTGAAAGAGCGTTTTGCAGAAACGCGAAGCCTGCATCGGCACGATGCAGAACAACAGGTTTGGGCTGTGCCCAACAAGCTCTTGCAAGGCAAGGGGCTTTGTATATACAAAGACATTGCTTGCAAGAGAGCTTCGGTGTACCAGAATGGTACCACGAAGCACTGCTTGCAGAAGCTATTGCATCCATCTGAATTGTCAATTCCGCTCGCAGCTGTTATACTGGACTCATCAAAAATTTTTCAGGAGGCAGTTGCCGTGACCGCAAAGCAAGTTCAAATCGGAGATAGACCCTGCCGTATTTACGGCGTAGACTGCGCCGAATATCTTCTGCTTCAGATGACGGATGAACACGAATTGCAGCGCATGGACAACGAAGTTGCAGCCATTGCACAGGGCGCAGCGCATCCGTTTCTGTTTGCTGCGGTTCCGGTGGAAAGTTGGAACGATGCACTTTCTCCGTGGGAAGCCCCTGCTGTGTGGGGAACGCAAGGGTTTGGCGGCAATGCTATGGACACCCTGCGCTTTCTGATGGAACAGGTCATCCCCACGCTGAAGCGGCAGTTTCATCTCCCGGAAAACATCAAAATCATTCTGGGCGGCTATTCACTGGCGGGATTGTTTGCTCTGTGGGCCTCCACCCAGACTGATCTGTTCTACGGTGTCGCCGCCGCTTCTCCCTCTGTTTGGTTTCCGGGCTGGATGGAGTATGAGCAGCAGCACCCGATACAGGCACAGCACATTTATCTGAGCCTTGGCGACAAGGAAGAGCGCACGAAAAACACCGTCATGGCTGTGGTGGGCGATAACATCCGCACCCTGCACAATCGGCTTACAGAGCGTGGCACAGACTGCACCCTTGAGTGGAACAGCGGCGGGCACTTTAAGGACGCTGATTTGCGTACCGCAAGAGCATTTCGGTGGGTGATGGAGGAAAGCCGATGAATATTTTGATCGATGCAGACGGCTGCCCGGTCGTCGATCTGACGTTGCAGATTGCAAAGCGGTTCGGCATCTCGGTCATCATCCTGTGCGACACCTCTCACCAAATCGAGCGAGAAGGTGCGCAGACGTTGGTATTCGATAAAGGTTCTGACAGCGTGGACTTTGCGCTGGTGAACCGGGTAAAACCGGGGGATGTGGTCGTAACACAGGACTACGGGCTGGCCAGTATGTGCCTTGCCAAGCGCGTCCGGGTGCTGAATCAGAACGGTTTAGAATACACCGCCGACAACATAGACGCTCTCATGCTGCGACGGTATGAAAGCAAAAAGCTCCTCCGTGCCGGAAAGCACCCCAAGGGGAGCCCAAAGCGGACGAAGGAGCAGGATGCCAAGTTTGCGGATACACTTGAGAAGATTCTGAGCAAAAATTATTGATACATACTTTTTGAAGGCTGGAGAAATCCAGCCTTCTTTTTTGGCGAATATCGATTTGAATGATTACATCTTGGTTACAGGTTATAAGTTGTGGGTGCAGAATGGCCTTTCCCGTCGGCTACCTATTGAGGGCATCTTTTTTCAAGACCACTTTCAACTTCAGGCACTGCCATTGTTGCCAAGTTCCGCCCTCCATCGGTCGTCCCGTAGACCGACGTTATTTTAACCAAGAGGCTACTTCGGCTATATTTTCCAAGAACTTTTCAACAAATTTCTTTTTCGGGTAACAAAAAGCACTTTTTCGTCGGCTACCAATTAGAGGGATAATTTTTCGGAAGTCCTAAATTCTGAAGATTTTCTATATAACTCCGTTCTTTGAAAACAGAATAGTTCAATCGTCCGGTACTTCACAAAAGGTACTTCTGTAATTCGCAGCCCGGTCATAACGAAGACGGGGTGGCTGAAATGCCAATGGTGCGGTGCAAGCCCGCCGCCGGATGATTCCCCACTCCTAGGGTGCCGAGGGCGAATATGGGAGACCCATATCATATTGGCGCAGACGGGATTGTAACCCTATCTGCGATGCGAGAGCTGGAATTGCTGCCAGTTCTCTTTACATTGCCACCTATCCGCAGGTGACACACTTTTTGACATTATGAAGGCTTCTTTTAGGAGTTCACTTTTGTCTGCCTATTACAATTCGGTTACAGAATCGTCTTGGATGCTATGGAACGACCTATTTCAAGGGCTCGTATATAGAGGCATCTTTTTTCAAGACCACCTTCAACTTCAGGCACTGCCATTATTGCAAAATTCCACCCTCCATCGGTCGCCCCATGGACCGACGTTATTTTAACCAAGAAGCTACTTCGGCTATATTTTCCAAGAACTTTTTAACAAATTTCTTTTTCGGGTTACTTTTTGGCCTTTCTCGATGCCTACCAATTAGAGGGACAATTTTTCGGAAGCCTTAAATTTCGAAGATTTTCTATAAAACTCTGTTCTTTGAAAACAGAATAGTTCAATCGTCCGGTACTTCACAAAAGGTACTTCTGTAACTCGCAGCCCGGTCATAACGAAGACGGGGTGGCTGAAATGCCAATGGTGCGGTGTGAATCCGCTGCTGGACGATTCCCCACTCCTAGGGTGCCGAGGGCGAATATGGGAGACCTATATCATATTGACGCAGATGGGCTGCAAGTCTATCTGCGATGCGAGAGTTGAAACTACTGTCAGCTCTCTTTACATTGCCACCTGACCGTAGCTTTGCTGCAAAGGATATAACCGCCGGTGGCACACACTTTTGACCTTAAACTACTTATGCAGAAGGAGTGCCTATGAAGTTTAACGATGCCTATTCCCAGATGTTTCCCAGCTACCCCGATGCCGTCAGCCTTCAGCAGGCTGCGGAGATGCTTGGTCTGAACCGCCACACGGTCGGGGAACTAATCCGTTTCCGCCGCCTGTTTGCGCTTAAAATCGGCCGCACCTACCGTATCCCGAAGCTGAGCGTGATTGAGTTCCTGCTCACCGGACAGAGCACCTTCCCGGCTGGAAATCCGCCGCTGGATGTGGTATGCTGTGGGTGCAGCAACGGACAGCACGCCTGTTGACCCAAAGGAGGTTTATGATGAAAACTACAGGGTCTGTCCAAGAGAAAAATGGACGTTTCTATTTCGTGATCAATCTTTATGATGCCAACGGCAAGCGGAAGATCAAGTGGATCTCCACAGGTTTGACCGTCCGGGGCAACAAGCGCAAGGCAGAATCCATGCTCCGGGAAGTATTGCTCCACTATGATAAGACCGGGGAGCTGCCCACAGGGCGGGGCGGAGCCTACGAAAAAGTAGATGCTAAAACCGCCAAGCCCCTGCCGCTACCCCTCCAGCCCGTCAACAAGTCGGAGATGTTGTTTCTGGACTACCTCAACGAGTGGGTGCAAGTCCATAAAGCATCCATCCAGCCTGCAACCTTTATCAGCTACAATCGGATGATCACCGGGCGCATCACGCAGTATTTTGAGCCGCTGGGCTTGAAGCTGTGCGAGGTCACGCCACAGGTGCTGGATGAGTTTCAGGAGAAGATCTTGCTGGAGGGCTACACCACCAACACAGTCATTCACTACCACGCCATCTTCGGCAAGGCGTTCAAGGATGCCGTCCGCAAGGATTATCTGGAAACCAACCCGATGCTGAAAGTTGACCGCCCGAAGAAGAACAGCTTCCGTCCCAACTTCTACTCCAAGGATGAAGTCCAGCAGCTGCTGGAAGTCTCGCAGGATGACCCTCTGCACCTTTGCATCCTCATTACAGCCTACTACGGTCTGCGCCGCAGCGAGGTACTGGGGTTGAAGTGGTCGTCTATCGACTTTGAGCGCAAGTCCATCACCATCAATCACAAGGTGACGGAACAGTTGGTGAACGGCAAGTACGTTCCTGTGGTCAGCGATGTGATGAAGAACAAGACCAGCTGCCGTACCCTGCCGCTGATTCCGGCTGTGGAAGAAGAACTTCTGAAGCAGAAGGAAAAGCAGCAGCTTTACCGCAAGCTGTTCAAGAAGAGCTACAGCACTGAGTATCTGGATTTCGTCTGCACCGATCAGGAAGGTAAGCTGATCCGCCCGAACTTCGTGACGGAGCACTTCGACTGGCTGCTGACCAAGTACGGGCTGAAGCACATCCGTTTCCACGATCTGCGCCACCCGTATGTCAAGCCCAAGACAAAAAAATTTATAACTTTTTTTGAAGTTTTTGGGCAGCTTCATAGCTGCCCATAGCTGTTTCAAATGGGTGTTCACGGTTATACCTCCTTTTCGGATTCCTTAGTTTCTAAGAAATCCTGTGTTGCATATTCAATCTCAATCCGATCTCCTGGAAAGACGTAAACTTTGTTGATAAGCCGGTCAATCAGAGCTTTTGTTAGCATGTTGGCGTTTCCGACTTCCTGCACAATTTCCTGTTGTTTCAGCTTAATCTCATAATCACTTTTTATCTGCTTTGTCTGTGCAGTAATGACAGCATGAACATTTTTGGCTTGTACCAGTTCCGTGTCATAAACCGCTTTTCGTGTTCGATAGGTTTCCAAATCAATCTCTCCGAGTGCATACTGCTCATAAAGATGCCGCTTGCTGTCTTGAATAGAACGGAGTTTTTCTTCATGTTCGGCCTGCTGGACTGTCTGCAAATCCAATTTATCCTTATTGCTGTCAATTCCCAATGCCGGACACATTTGAACTCGAATTGTTTCAAATACAACCTGCTCCAGATCTGCCATCTTTATGCGCACACCATGACAAGGAAGCGTTTCAGCCACCTCGGAATGACGGCAATAAAACCACGCACCATTTCGTAGAGACATTGCATGATCGCAGCATCCACAGAATACCTTACCACGGAGCAGATAATCACGCGGCTTTTTATTTGACAGAGAGAAACGCTTAACTGAAGCATTGGCTTTCTCAAATAGATCCACACTTACAATAGCCGGATGATGGTTCGGTATTTTGAACCACTCACTTTCATCCTTTAACTGTGTATGTCGGCTGCCAATCTCTTTTACCTTTCTCTTGCCAATTACATAGGTACCGATATATCTTTGATCTTCTAAAATACGCAGGACCGTTGATGTACTCCAAACGCCGTTTGTTCGGGAAACATTGTAATAGTCCTTACCTTTAAGTTTGCGATATTCCCCAGGGGTGGGGATATTCATGGCATACAATTTTCTTGTAATCTCGGTTGCGGTGTTGCCTTCAGACGCCCATTGAAATATCATCTGCACATTCGAGGCAACATCCTCGTCCGGTTCCATACGTCCGTCTGCACTCTTGCGATAGCCGTAAGGACAGATGACACTCTGATATTCCCCACGACGCATCTTTGCGTATTTTGCACTTTTGGTTTTCATGGACATATCCCGGCTATAACACTCGCTAATAAGATACTTGAAAGCAATATCAATCCCTCCGGTATCACCTTTGAAATTAGCTGTGTCAAAATCATCACTGACGGAAATAAAACGGGTGTGGTAAAGAGGAAATACCCGCTCAATAAAATAGCCGGTTTCAATGCTGTTACGTCCAAATCGGGAAAGGTCTTTTACAATAATACAGTTGATTTTTCCGGCCTGAACCATTGTTAAAAGTTCCTGCACCGCCGGACGCTCAAAGTTTGTCCCCGTATGACCATTGTCAATAAATTCCAAAATCTCGCTGTTATCCCATTCCGGCAGAGACATAGCTTTTTCACGAAGGATCAGTTTTTGATTTGGTATGCTCAAACTTTCAGTTTTGAAATCTTCCACAGAAAGACGGATATAAAGGGCAATCACATAGTTGCGCACGGTTCCACCGCCTTTCCCTGAAATTCATTTTTGAAACGGAAGGTAACATGAATATTCCGCTCGTGGTCGATCTCAATTCGTTCAATGAGCCGTTCGATCAGTTCTGCAGTCAGTACGTGATCCTGTGCCAGTGTTTTTGCATCCTTTTCCATTGCACGGTATCTGGCAAGCTGGTTGTCCAGAGAGTCCATAGATTTTTCAAATACTTCAATCTCACCAGACAGAGCATTGATAGCATGTTCATAATCCGCTTTCAATTCAAAGTATTCGTCATTTGTCAAAATACCCTGCACAAAATTTTCATATAGGCCACGGATCAGCCGGCGTGTTTTTTCAATTTCCTGCCGTTTGGCCGACATCTGAATTTTCAGCTTATCTTTTTCCTGTTTTTGTCTTGCCTCCAACTGAAAGAGTGGCAGCGACATTCCCAGCGCAACTGTCAGCTCTTTTTCAAGAATAGCCGTAACAGTAGAAATCAGTTCTTTCTCCTGTATCATCGCACCTTTGCAGCTATCTTTTTCTACCCGGCTGTTTGTAAGGCAGTGGAACCAGTAAGTATCGGGTCCTTTCCGGCGCTCAGCGCGTTGCCGGTGAAGGCTTCTGCCACAATCAGCACAGAACACTTTACCTTTGAAAATGTTTGGTGTGTAGGGACGTTTTGGAGTTGCTTTGCTTTCTTCACAGATCTGTTTTCTGTATTCCTGAACTGCATTAAACAATTCATGGCTGATGATCGGTTCATGGGTGCATTTTGCAATAATCAGATTATCTTCTCCAGCCTTGACCTGCTGATGATCTACAATCTTTGTTTTTCCTTGCACCAGATCGCCTGTATAAACTTCGCTTTCTAAGATTTTCATCACTGTGCGGGTCTGCCATTTGCCGCTTCCGATCAGTCCCGGACTGGTAATCTCGCCAGTGGCCTTTTTATAATGGCTCGGTGCCGGAATCCCCATCTCATTTAGGTTGCGGACAATCCGGTTCAGTGCCACATGCTCATGTGCCCATTCAAAAATCTGTTTTACTACAGGGGCAGTATTTTCATCAATCAGAAGTTTATGGCAATCATCCGGGTCTTTCCTGTAACCGTAAGGTGCCCGTGCACCAATATAGTCGCCATCTTTCATAGCCTGCCGCGCCTGTGCTTTGATTTTTCGTCCAATGTCCAGAGCATAGGCTTCATTGATCATATTTTTCAAAGGCAGCATGATACCACCATGAAGATTTCCGGAATCCGCTGTGTCAAACTGATCCGTAACAGCAATGAACCGAACATTATGTGCATGAAAATATTGTTCGATATAATAACCTGTGTCAATAGAATTTCGCCCTAATCGGGAAAGATCCTTAACAATCACACAGTTAATGTGGCCTGCTTCAATATCAGATAGCATTTGCTGAAATCCAGGGCGGTGAAAATTTGTCCCTGTTGCTCCGTTGTCGATATAAGTATCATACACAACGAAGTCCGGTTTATCTGAAAGAAAGTCATTCAGTACCAACTTTTGGTTTTCTACTGAGCAGCCCCGCTTTTTGTTATCCTCCACAGAAAGACGGATATACAGAGCCACATGTACATACAAAGATGGTGCCGGCATGGGAGCTGCCGTCTGTTTTCTGCTTTTTCTTGCCATTTAGCCCACCATCCTTTCTTCGTTTTTTGTAGCAATCTGTTCCGCCAAAGAGATTGCTTTCTGATACTCATCCTGGTAATTAAATTCAATATGCAGTTCATCTTTACCCATTACCCGTATGCTTCGGATAAGCTGCATGACTGCCCGACGGTCAATACCCTCCATAGTAGAAAATTTCATAAAATGGTTGATCCAACGGTTTCGTTCGCTTCGGTTTTCTAATACATCTGTAAGTTTTTCGTTCCATTCAGCGATTGCTTTTTGGAACAGTTCAATATCTGCATTGTATTTTCGCTTGTAAGAGAGAAATTCTTCCTTTGTCAGAATTCCACTCACCAGATTTTCATAGAGTTTTGCCTTAAAGCCCTCGGTCTGTGCCACACGCTTTTCATTTACTCTGATCTGTGCGGCATATTCCTGCGCCAATTCCCGGTTAATCCGTTCTTGACTGATACTGGACAGCAGGGCATCCAGAGAAGCAACATTTTCAATATGTCCTTTCAAACTGTCCTGTACACATTCAATCAGATCCGACTCTTTCAGCATGACCGACGATGTGCAGCCATTCTTTTTACCGGTCGGGCAGTAATAATAGTGATACTCTTTATCTTTATAGCGGTTCGTCTTGCGGGTCATACGGCAGCCACAGCAGCCGCAGATCAAAATGCCGGAAAACAGGTAAACCTTATCCGATTTAGGAGAAGTCCTTGTGTCAATCCTGCGGAGCCTTTGCACCAGATCAAAATCGTGCTTTTGTATGATTGCCTCATGGGTTCCCTCCACACGAATCCATTCCGAAGAAGGTTTGTCCTCACGCTCTTTTAATTTGAAATGGGGCGTTGTCTGCTTGCCCTGGACCAGTGTTCCGGTGTAAGTTTCATCCTGTAAAATGCGGATGATTGTAGTTGCAGACCATTTGCAATCCTTTCGGTCTGTATAGCCACCTTTTGCATGAGGCATTCCGTGATTGCGCTTATACGCCAACGGTGAAAGAATTCCTAATCGGTTCAGTTCATCCGCTATATGGGAAGCGCTGAATCCTTCCAGCCGTTTTCTGAAAATATCCCGCACAACATTGGCAGCATATTCGTCTACTTCCAGGCTCTTGTGTTTATCGCCGACTTTCACATAACCATAGATGGTAAAAGCACCTACAAAATCCCCGCTGCGCCGTTTTACTTCCAGGGCACTCCGTGTCTTAACGGAAATATCCCGACAGTAAGCCTCATTCATAATGTTTTTGACAGAAACCGTGAGATCATCGGCAGCGTCATTTTCCGTGTCCACATTATCGTTAATTGCGATAAAACGCACTCCATAGGCTGGAAACACCCTGCGCATATAGCGGCCTGTTTCTATGTACTCACGACCTAAGCGGGAGAGGTCTTTGACAATCACGCAATTAGCTTCGCCTTGTTCGATCATCTGCATCATTTCCTGAAATGCCGGGCGATCAAACAAAACGCCACTATAACCATCGTCAATTTTTTCTGCCACAACCTCAATTTCCGGGTGTCGGGCTATGTAGTCATCGATCAGGCGCCGCTGGTTAGCAACGCTGTCACTTTCTACTGTTTTATCATCCGTATAAGAAAGACGGATGTACTTAATCGCTTTGTAAACCTGCATAAAAAACACTCCTTTCGTTGCACAGAAAAATCCCCGCAATTCAAGAAGTGTGGTTAGTCCATATTCAATTCCTTTTCCGATTCTTATTCTACCATGCTTTTACGGAAAAGTCAGCCCCTTTCTTAAAATTGCGCCTATCGTAAAATACCCTTGATACATTCTTCCAGGGTAGCACCTTCAGCAGAAAAGCTGGCCTGTACAGTAAAACGGCCACACTTAAAATGGTATGGATTTTTTATCTGCTGAACAAATTCTGCAATCCGTTCATCACGGGAAAGTTCTTTGTTGACAGAGACATCCCGAATGTCTACCAGCGTACCCGCATCACTGACAATGGTGTTCATTTCCATAGTATCAACTCCCTTCTGAAAACTGTGTTATCAAAACCACATGAATAGGTCGGATCTACGGTTGTTACACACATAAATCCGGCCCATTATATCTGATTTCGATTTTACTGCCGTATTTGCCACGCACCCCGGCAAGTCCTTCTGTTATAAGGACGGGGCTGTTACAGGCTGCGGGTAGCGTCACCGCATCATAGTCCCACATACGCCGCCGCTTTGCCAGAGCAAGCAAACGCCGCAGGAACTCTCCCCAAGTCTTTAGGAAGCTGTGAAGAAGTACCATTATGATCTGTGTCGTTATCGCGTCCGGCCTGCCACAGCCGGTTTCGTAGGTTGCGTTTATCGCTCGGACAGCCTGGATTCATCACCTCCTTAGTCTGCCTGTCACCGCGCCGCCCCATCTGCCGCTCGGAACACAGAATGAAGTACCTGTAACAGCGTATATTCGGTTGTCAAGGAACAAGCAAGGGGCATGGCAGACAAATTGATATTACAGTTGGGGTGGGAGGATATATATGCTTCCTTACCACACCCGTCCAGCTTGTCCCGCCGAATATGTCCCTCTATTATTCAGTACATTTTTCAGGCAAAACAGGGCGGGGTAAGCTAAATTTTTTCAAAATATTTTTTTAACTGGTGCAGACCACGGTTAATGCTCTTGCGAACAGAAGAAGCATCTGTTCCTTCAGCTCTTGCAATGTCCGCCTTACTCATGCCAAGAAAAAAGTGTGCATAGATCCGTTGGCGCTGCTTTACCGGAAGTTTGGAAAGACCTTTATAAATCAACTCCGTCATTTGACGCTGTTCCCAAATTTCTGCCGGGTTAAGAGGCTTTTGCGATATCTCACGCTCAATACCTTCGTCTCGATCCAGGGAGTAAAATGCTTTATAGCGGTATGTACGAATCCGATAGGCTTCTTCCAACAACATATATTCCCGAAGCAACAAAGCAACTTCATCCGGCAC